GTAGAACCCTAACTGTAGCTAGAGCATTGGCAAAAAATAATGACAGAGCGAGACAATAAGGCTTACGCCAATTTAAATGCAAAGATAATTAATCTGCTGTTTGAGACTGACAAGTCTATAGCAAAAGTTGCAGAAGAATTGTTTATAACAAGTGAACAACTTAACAAGGCTATAACTAGACTTGGTTTAGGCTGGGTAAAAGACCATAGACGCAAGATGTCTAAGGGTCAGACTGTGTTAACAAGCATAATGCAAAAGCTTTTGCCTAACGAAACAATAGTTAATGAATATCACTTGGGTGAAAGACTTAAACTGGATGTGTACTGTCCTAAATATAAGTTGGGTGCAGAGTTCCACGGCATCCAGCACTTTCAATACACAGAAAGATTCTTTGATACAAGAGATGATTTTTTAGAAGCTCAAAAAAGAGATCTAAGAAAAATACAACTCTGTGAAGAACAAGGTATTGCACTTGTAGTTTTTAGGTACGACGATAAGCTTACTGAAGAGTCAGTTTATGATAGAATACTTACCGCGATCAAGACTACTGGCACAGAGCCAACGGTTAAGAAGCGAAAGAGCATTAAAGATAACCCGACTTATCAGATAGCCAAGAAGAACAATTCTGAAAAGAAAAAAGCCATATACAAAGAGCTAAAAGAAAAGCGTAAAAATGACAGAAAACCAAACTGAAGATAAACAAGAGTATCCAATTGAATACCAAGTTTTTGCTCTGTCATTCAAGAACCCAGGTTCGATAGCATACTTTGATGCACAGTTGCCAGACGAAGTTGTAGGTGCAATACATGGGCAGTCTGGGATACATGAGTTCTATAAGGCAATGCTGTCTTATTTTCATGCAACCAAGCGTGAGGTTGTAGAACCAATTGCATTTAAGTCTTGGTTAGAATCTGAAACAGATATCCATGCAGCTCTTGGTGGATCTTCTGGTGTAGATACAATGATCAATGCTATTCTGAATCTAGAAACATCAGATCATGAATCTATTTCTCAGCTGCTAAAGCATAAGGCTAATAAAAGAAAGCAGCTGGACATACTCCAAGAGTTGCAAATCTTGCTTGTCCAAAAGGGTGAGAAGAATAATAAAGATGTAGCAAGAATCTCTGAGATAACTGCAGAGATAAAGAACTTAGAAAATGATTTAAATTTTAACCCACTTGACAGTGTTGCTACTGCTAATGATATCTCAAAAAGAGCTGCCTCTCTGTTAGAGATCCCAAGCTTTTTGCCGACACAATACAAGTCCCTCAATAGAGCTATGGGCTATACCGACGATGGTGGCTTCTTTAGAGGGGCAGTGCATGCCATAATCGCTCCATCGGGCAAGGGTAAAAGCACATTTGCAAAGTGCCTAATTAATCATTGGGCAGACACAGGATACAAAGTCTTGTACGTTAACTTTGAGGAAGCTGTTCCGCACTGGGAGCGTGTACTCATGACCCAGATCATTGAGAAAAACGTCTATGCTGAAGCAGCTAATTGGAGCGACAAAGAGAAGGCACAAAACTTAGCTAAGTTTAAAGCAAAGCTAGATGAATGGGGAGATAGATTCATGGTAAAGCATGATCCAGATACTCCATACTTTGAAGACTTAGAAAAATGGTTTAGAAGTATAATGGGTCATTCAGAGCTTGTCCCAGACGTTATTGTTATCGACACAATACAATCAATGTTTACCAAAGGCGGAAAGGGTAAGCCACGTTGGGGTGAGTTCGAAGAAATGATGGTTAGATTAGAAAAACTTGCAAGAGACATGGATTGTGTTTTAATAATTACAGCTCAAGAAAACTCGAACAGAATGAAAGAAAGAAGAGAAGTAGTACAGCAGTCTGATACTGGAGGATCACTTTCGATCCAGCAGAAGTGTGCTGTAACTATCTTCATCACTGAAAAGAAATTAATCAGTGGAGATGATTCTGAAGATGAAAACATAATGCAGTTGCAGATTCCCAAGAACAGAATCACTGGCTCAACATACACATATAATTCTCCATTGGTTAAGTACGTAGATCAGCATAAGAAGTATGTGGAGTATGAACCAATAACAAGTGAGTCCTATTCAAAGATAGTCAACGCTGATGATATTAAAGAACTAATCGAGAGCATAAACATACTCTAAGGAAAATATGATACAAATAGAAACACAACAGTTAAAAGATTTCCAAACATGTGAAAGACTATATGATTTTAGGCACCTTCAAAAGCTACCAGAAACAATAGGTGAAAGAAAACTAAATTCACTTAAATTTGAAACTACAATTAAAGCAATTGTTAATCATTTCTTTTATCAAAAACAAAATGGACGTACACCATCCTATGCTTCATTGTTGCACAAGTGGGAGAAGCTTTGGTTTCCTAGGGACACTACGCCCTACGACATTGTCCATGAACAGCACGAAAGCCTGTATGGCAACATGGCAAGCTTGACTAGCAAAGCTGCAGCAGTCCTGTTAGAGATAGTAGAAAACTTTAGTGATCCAGATATCATTCCTATGGGCATAGGTCTTGAGTACACAGCTCCAGTGACACCAAACATTGGAGTCAATGATATGTTTGATCTTGTATATAAGAAAAACGGTAAGGTCTATGTTATTAAATGGGTGTTCAATCACAAGCTAAAGTTTGAGCATACATACGTAGTTGACTTCGCACTCATGCACGTTGGCTATTATAACAAGTTTGGTGATAAAATAAACGACACCAAATTTGGATACTTTGATTTAATGAATCAAAAGTCTGGGTTCAACGAAGTCGTTGTGCAGAAAGCTGATATAGAAGCTCTAAAGTACTGGTGTGATTCACTGCATGATGAAAAGATTTTCCCATCTAGAAGAGGGCTTACAGCATACTGCAAGGTGTGTCCTTATGATAAGCCTTGTTCAAAGTGGGTTCTATGGGCAAAAAAGGAGAAAGACAATGGCTAAGAAAGATATTCTAGATGAGATACTTGCAGAAAAACCTGTGCTCTCACAGATAAAAGAAGAAGATGTAATCCTAGAACCTTTACTTGAGGAGATAGGATTGATAGAGGACGAAAACATAAGCTCATTTGTTAGATCAATCTTAGTAAGATCGACTGATTTTTGGCTGATGCCGTCGAGCTTTTCTGGTAAGTACCATCCAAAAGACGAGCATGGAGAAGGGGGCAATGTGCTCCATACCAAGAGAGTGATGCGCGTTGCCCAAATACTTGCAGAGTCATATGGTTTAACTGACGAAGAAAAAGATATGGTGTTTGCTGCCGTGCTACTCCATGATATCAAAAAGGGGAATAGGTATGGAGATGACACAAAATTTACCTACGACCCAATGCATCCATATACTGTTGGGCAGTTCGTAAAGAAGTGTCAAGACGAAGATAGGAAGTTTGCTTCAGAGTCTCAATCATCTACCTTGTATCTAGCTGAAGATATCGTACAATCTATACTTAGATTAGTTCGCTGTCACTTGGGACCATGGTCACCAGTTCCTGAGACTAGTCCGGTCACATACCTGGATATGATCGTTCATATCGCAGACAATGTTGCGTCTAAGGTAGACTATGTTGTTGATGGTAAAGATATAAAAGAAGATAGATGGAATGTTTAACGTCGACACAGATAATATTCTCTTAAAAAGATTTACAATTGCTAAAAAACTAGAGTATTATATTGAGGAATCTATATATTATAGAACTCACTCGGACTCAATCAATATTAATTCAAGAAAGGTTTTGTGGCGTATTCAAGACGCCGAGGGAAAAACTCAGATTAAATGAAAATTAATAAAGATAATAAATTTCTATCTAACTGGAGCCTATATGAGGTAGCTAGATATGTTCCATCTCTAGAAAGAGTTATACGAGATAAGGACAAAATTATTTCCTTTGAGGAAGTTCCAGACTATGCCGAAAAGAATAACAATATAGGCATATACACTTCAGTATTTGCCTACGACACCGCAGAGTTTACAAAAGCTAGTAGGTTGGGTCCACTCTATTTTGATATTGACAACAAAGATTTTGGTATCGCTCAGCAAGATTGTATTAAGTTATACGAACATTTATTGAAGTATGTTCCAGCTGAATCAATACTTGTTTACTTTACTGGTAAAAAAGGTTTTCATATAGAGTGTGAACCAATCGCCCTTGGCATAAGCCCAGGCAACAACCTGCCAAAGATATTTAGATATATAGCTACAGATATGGTCAAGAAGCTGTCATTGACAAGCTTAGACTTTAGCGTGTATGACCTTAGAAGAATGTGGAGATTACCTGGGTCTATTCATCAGGATACAAAGCTTTACAAGACACTTTTAAATCCGTTTAATGGTGAAAAGAATTACGCCTACGAAGAGTTTGACGTTATTAAAGAGTATGCATCACAAAAAAGATCACTAGATGTAGCTGAGCAGGTTTTTAGTTACAAAGCAAATGAATGGTACAGAGAAAATATCTATAACCTAGAAGAAGATTCTAAGAAGAAAGATAACCCTTTAGACTACTTTAACAAGTATGGTTCAAAAGCTTTCAAAACATTAGCACCGTCAGCAAAGGTATTCGATAAAGAAGCATTGATACATAACTGCAGCGCCATTAAACGATTGCATGAGCAAGCAGAAGAAAGCCATTACCTTGAACATGAAGCTAGATTATTCCTCTGTTCTATCTTGACCTACACGGAAGATTCAATCAAATATCTCCATGAGATTTTAAGTTGTTGTCATGATTACAATTTTGAAAAGTCTTCTGCTCATATCAATGATTGGATTAAGAGAAGACAGATGGGCATTGGTGGAAGACCATACACATGCGAACGAGCTAACTCTGTGGGTGTAGGTTGTGGTGAATGTAATTTGGAAAAGAAAAACAAATGGGCTCAGATTGGGAACAAGTATGTTGAGACTACAGAAAAGTCTTCGCCATCACCAATAAGATACGCATATAAGACGACCAAAAAGGAAGATTAAATATGAACATAAGAAATCCAGATGACGTAATCGGAGTGTGCTCCGAATGCAAATCAGATCAACCAATGAGATATATGGAGAATAACCCATTTGCCCAAGAGGGCAAAGCAGTTACCTGTAAATACTGCGGAGGTGTAGTTATCATAACATATAGAGAAACCAGAGACGACTCCCTTAACGGTTCAGACAGAGAAAGAGGAATCTAATTGAAGAATTGGACTAACCTCCACAACCACACTACCTTCTCCATGCTTGACGGGCACGGTAAGGTGGAGCAGTATTTTGCTAAGGCAAAAGACTTAGGGATGATTGGTCTTGCTACGACAGATCATGGGAACATACACTCTTGGCTAGACTTCTATGATGCTGGGACATCAGCTGGAGTGAAGCCTATACTTGGCTCTGAGTTTTATCAAGCCAGAAAATCAAGATTTGATAGAGATGAAGAAGAAAGATCTGGCCCTGCAAAAAATGAATGGGAACAAAGAGGCCCGTATCACATAACAATCCTTGCCAAAAATAATACTGGCTATCATAATATAATTAAAATGTCTTCTAGATCATACTTAGAGGGCTACTATGTCAAGCCAAGAATAGATCATCAGCTAATTGCTGAACACTCTGATGGGATCATCGTTCTTTCAGGGTGCCTTAACGGAGAAGTTGCACAAGCGCTCTTAAGAGGTGACTCAAAGTTTGCTCTCGAATCAGCAGCGAAGATGCAAGACATAGTTGGAAAAGAAAACTATTTTATAGAGATACAAAACCATGGCTTAGCCGAGCAGATAAAAATAACTCAAGGTTTAATTGATATAGCTCAAGCCATCGGGGCAAAAATAGTTCCTACTGGCGACTGTCACTACGTTCATAAAGAAGACGCAAGAGCACATGACATTATGCTTTGCGTGTCCACTAACTCTAATATACACACTGAAAATAGATTTTCTTTCAGCGGAGATAATTTCTATCTAAAATCTTATGATGAGATGGCAACAGTATTCCCTGAAGATTGGTTGAAGAATACTTTAGAAATATCTTCAATGGTTGATGTCAAATTAAAGTTTGGTGACCTCCACTTCCCGCACTTCCCATTGCCAGAGGGCACCAACACAGATGACCATTTAGATTTACTGGCCTGGGATGGACTTAAGAAAAAATATGGAGATCCATTACCAGAAGAAGTACTCCATAGAGCTCAGCATGAACTCAGAGTAGTCAAGGAAATGGGATACCCAGAATACTTCTTGGTTGTTTCTGATCTAGTTCAATGGGCTAAGTCTAACAACATTAGAGTTGGGTGGGGTAGAGGCTCTGCTGCAGGCAGTATCTTGTCATATGCATTGGGCATTACTAATCTTGACCCACTTAAATTTGGGTTGATGTTTGAAAGATTTCTAGTAGAGGGTAGAAAGTCAATGCCTGACATCGATCTGGACTTCGACGACAGACATA